AGTTATTTTAATGGGCCGCTTAACACGTGACCCGAATATTAGTTACTCTCAGAGTGGCGACAATATGGCAATTGCCCGGTTTACCCTTGCGGTAGACCGGAGAGGCAAGCGCCAGGACGGGGCAGACCAACCAACTGCAGATTTTATCGGGTGCGTATGCTTTGGCCGGTCGGCAGAGTTTGCAGAGAAGTATTTACGCCAGGGAATGAAGGTAGCAGTAACCGGCCGCATTCAGACGGGCAGCTACACCGACAAGAACGGTCAGAAGGTCTACACCACAGACGTGGTGCTGGATGATATCGAATTTGCAGAGAGCAAGACTGCAGAACATCGTAATGGCAACACAGGATATTACGGTCAGGAGCCGCAGCCATGTCCGGACAAGGACGGCTTTATGAATATTCCGGACGGAATCGAAGAAGAATTACCGTTCAATTAACACCTGGCAGCAGAACGGAGGACACTATGAAGGTTGTTGAGAAAAAGATATTACCGGAATATTTTCAGGAGGTTTTCAACTGGAACAAAAGCTTTGAAATCCGGAAAGATGAAGATGATATCCAGCCTGGGGATAGATTAGTTCTTAAAGAGTGGGATGGAGAGAAGTACACCGGAAGAGAAACATGGAGAACGATTACATACGTGTTAAGGAATGTGCCCGGCTATGGACTGCAGGAAGGTTACTGCATCATGTGCTGGAGGTAGGAAAGGAGAAATTATGCTAACAGAGGAAGTAAAGAGAGATAAAAAAGAGCATCCGGAGGAATTGCATCACTACATAGGAGCTTGCCGGTTCTGCGGTCAGATGTCAGAACTGGAAACTGTTTTTGAATGGGACGCAGAGACGCGCAATGAGGCGGCCACCGAGAAGTGCGATTGTGTCAAGGCGCGGATTTACACAAGAAAGAAGCATGCAAAGGAAAGAGCTGCACAGGCAATCGAGAAAAAATTCGGAGACGATGCAGGAGAAGCCAGACTTCCGAAACCAACCAGAGATTTTTTAAACCAGGCAGTCGATGTTTTGGTAGAAGATGGAATAAATAAAGCGACGGTAAGCATCGGGCGAATTAAGGTTCAGTTATCGATAACTAGCAAGGGAAACATAAAAATTGAATGCACCCTTACAAAAAAAGCTGTGGAGGAAGTATAAGTGGCAAAATTATCAAAAGAACAGCGGGCATACATGGACGGCATGGTGCATGCCCTGCGAATCGCGAAAGAGGACGGATGCGAACAGTTAGAAAAAGAATTGCAGTTCAGAGGAATTGTTAATACACCGCTTAACGTAAGTTCCAAAGAGCTTATCGAATGCGCAAGAGAATACGCAAAGTCGGAGTTAATGTTTATGGCAACCGCTGCGGCAATGACACTGCAGAAGGACCTTGCGTTACTGCTTGTGGTAATAAAAGAGTACCTGACTGCATTTAACAACAGAGTTCAGGAGTACCGGTATAACCAGGAGCAGTACGAAAAAGACTGCGACAAACTGAATAAGAGCCTGGGACTGAATGAAATTTGCAAAGAATACATGGAGGAGCAAAATGCAGAATAATGTAATCGATGGCGCATTGGCGCTGGTAAATAAAATCAATGAGCAGGTAAGAGTTATCGAACGCTGCAATATTACCAAGGATTGTATGAATGGTGCGGAACTGTTTCTGCTTTCAGAAAGTGAACTTCAGGAGCTGGAAGGCATCAGCGCAGAGCAGATGAGCATGATTAAAACATACATCTCTGATATTCTTGATGCCAATATAAGCGTGGCAGAGAATTTCTTGCAGAGCCTGCAGTCAGAGAAGGCTCCGTGTCAAGTGTTTGTTCCGGTAGAACCGGAGGAGGAAGTGACTGAGGAAGACAGACAGATAATGAAAGCGGCAAGGGAAGCAGAACAGGCACGCCGGGCAGAGGAAATTGAGCATCCGGTAAAAACCATAGACGAAGTACAGGCAGAAGCTCAGGCGGCAGGTATGAGTTACGGCCAGTATACGCTAAAGCAGGGAAGTTGCACTGGTGCAACACGTAAAATGACCGTAGGAGACCTCGAAAACGAACTGGCAGCAGGACTCTCTATCAGTCAGATTGCAAGAAAATATGGATACAGCAACGCAAGTTCCATCATTAACGCCATAAGTAAGCACGACATCAATGTAAAGGTTGTAACCAACGGACAGAGTCCATACCGTGTGACAGAGGAAGATATCCCGCGGATCCGCGAGCTTTACACCGAAGGAAATAAGAATTTGACTGAAACAGCATCACGCCTGGGAGTTACGAAAAAGACCCTCAAGGCTTTCGTGGATGAGCACCACCTGACAAAACCTATTAAGTAAATCATATCGCTAACGCGCATGGAATTGGATTTTATGCGCGTTAGCAGACGGGAGCAAAAATGAGCGACGAGATAAGAAACTGTAAGCACTGCGGGAAACCGTTTACTGTAATGAAGAATGGCGGAGGCAAGAAGTTCTGCAGTAAGACTTGCCAACTGGAACACAACAAAGCGGGAGCGACGGAGCGCTGGCACAAGGTATACAAGGAGCGCCGCCGTAAAGAGCGCATGGCAGCAGAGCAGGAAAAGAAAAACAGACCGGAGAGCATTGCAGAGGTTCAGAGAAAAGCAAGAGCCGCCGGATTAAGTTATGGGCAGTATATATTACAGCGGCAGCTGGGGAGGATTTGACTGTGGACACATGGATTACAAGTAGATGCGCAAGCTGTGGGACGCTGATTGCGAGAGGATATACATGCAAACACTGCAGCCAAAGAGAAGGCGAATATCTAAAGCAGGTGTCTCGCATAGAGACAGGATTTGGGCCGGTAATCACGAAGGAGGTGCGAGATTTGTTGCAAATTGACTTAACGAACATGGACGACTATAGAATTATTCCGCAACTAATAGAAAAAAGTCACAGGCAGATACATACTGAAACAGAAAAGTATATCTACGAGAGGCTTATGGACCTGCAGATTGATAAAGATATTCTGCTTAATCAAACCCAGGAAATTCGCAGACTGAATAATGTTTTGCGTAAAATCAAGGGCAAGCAGGAACAGGGGTTACTGATTGAACTGAACCCGATTGAAATTGTAGAGCTACAAGACAAGGCAAGGATATTATTCGACAGTTGGAATAATACAACAGGAGCGATACCAAGCGGGACATCATGGTACTATGAGGCACTAGGGGCCATAGAAGACATAGTGAAGTTTGCCTTTGGAGCAGGCGTATTATATAAGGCCAAGACAGAAGGAACATTGGAGCAAACAGAGGAGACTGCGTATGAATGAATTTGAAACTAGATTGGCAGAGTCGATGCATGACATGATAGGAGTAATGCAAAAGCAATCGGATTATTTTCATGATAATATGTGTAAAACTATCGATGCGTTAGAACGATTGGAGCTAAGAATGATTGCGATACAAGAAAAATTAGTAACACTGACAAAACTAATGGAGGCACAGAATGAGAATAATTAAAATAGGGGGACAAGCAAGTATGGTTAATTGCAAAGAATGCCAGAATTGTGAAAAGTGCGATTTTTCAAAAGTATCCGGTATGCATGTAAATGCGTGCAGTGATTTTAAGCAAAGTACGACCAATGCGGACCGCATCCGCGCAATGAATGATGAAGAATTAGCGCAGTTTCTTTGCAAAATCAGCATTTGTAAGCCACTCTATTGTCCTGCATATGAAAATTGCATAGAAAAAAAGGCAAAATGTTGCAATGGCTGAAACAAAAGGCGGAGGAGCAAGAGAAAACATAAACACAGGCAACAGAACAGTTGAGAGCAGGAGGTACCGCCGGAATGTAAGAGAGGTGTTGAACATTGGCGACAAATTACGGTAGCGCAGATGTAAAATGCGCGTTTTATCAAAGCGAGAGCGACAAAGCAATAAAGTGCGAGGGAATCGAGAATACACAGCAAATGGTCCTTGAGTTCCAAACAAAGCAGGATAAAATCGGGTGGAAAGAAGAAAACTGCAATAAAATCTGCCCGGACTGTCCGATAAAAGAGCTCATAGAAAAGAAATATCAGTAATATTTGCCTCTGCGGGTTAGAAATCCGGAGCCTTCCACGGTTATTATTGGAGTAGGAGGGGATTACATGGCAGCAGGCAAATACAAAGAATGGCTAACAGAAGAGGGATTGCAGAAATTAAAGGCTTATGCCAGAGATGGTCTGACTGATGAGCAGATTGCCAAGAAGATGGCAGTCTCTCCTTCTACGCTGTACGAGTGGAAGAAAAAGTATTCGGAGATTTCGGAGGCCCTAAAATACGCGAAGGAAATTCCGGATTTGCAAGTGGAAGACTCTCTTTTCAAAAAAGCAACGGGCTACAAAGTCACTGTAAAAAAGGCTTTCAAGGTAAAAGAGGTCAAGTACAAAGACGGGAAAAAAGTATCCGAAAAAGAGACAATTAAGTATGCGGATGAGGAAATATATATACCGGCGGACACGCTGGCACAGATTTTCTGGCTGAAGAACCGCAAACCGGAGATTTGGAGAGACAAGGTAGAACATGTTGACGATGAAGATAAGACATTTACAGTGGTATTCTCCAAAGAAATGGAGAAGTTCAAGGAAGGTGGAAAATGATAGTAGGAATACCAGAGCCATCCGAGAAACAGGAAAAGTTCTTAACGGATACGCACCGGCACGTAGGATACGGAGGCGCAAGAGGAGGAGGCAAGTCCTGGGCAATAAGGGTAAAAGCGATTTTACTCTGCGCAGAATTTGCCGGAATAAAAGTAATGATTGTGCGCCGCACCTATCCGGAATTGACGGAAAACCACATCGAACCGCTGAAAGATATGTTGCATATCGGGCAAAAAGGCAGTCCGGCCAGATATAACGACAGCAAGAAAGTAATGAGATTCCTGAATGGCAGCAGGATTATCTTTAAATACTGCGATAATGAGAGAGACACAAGAGGATTTCAGGGTCTTGAGACTGATATTTTGTTTATCGATGAAGCGACACAGCTCCAGGAGATTTGGATAAAAAAGATTATAGCCTGCGTTAGAGGTACGAATGGATTCCCTAAGCGGACATATTACACCTGTAATCCGGGAGGAGAGAGTCACGGGTACATAAAGAGACTTTTTATTGACCGGAAGTTCGAGCTTGGGGAATATCCGGAGGAGTACAGCTTCACACAGGCGCTGCTAACGGATAACAAGGCGCTGATGGAAAACGACCCGGAATACATAAGACGTTTGGAAGCACTGCCGCACAAATTGCGTGAGGCGTGGCTGAACGGAAGATGGGATGTATTCGAAGGTGCTTACTTTGAAGAATTCAGAGAGACGCCGGATCCGCAGCTGTGCTACGACTACGGAATATCGGTAGAAGATGCACTGATAGAGCGAAGGTTTACACATGTAATTGAACCTTTCGAAATACCTGCAGACTGGAAGATATACCGTTCTTACGACTGGGGCTATGGAAAGCCTTTTTCTTGTGCATGGTGGGCTGTGGACTATGAAGGCGTCGCTTACCGAATCATTGAACTGTACGGATGTACGGATACGCCAAACGAGGGAGTCAAATGGAGCAATAAAGAGCAATTTGATAAAATCGCAGAAATCGAGAGAGAGCATCGGTGGCTGAAAGGAAAAAGAATCCAAGGGGTGGCCGACCCGTCTATCTGGGATGGTTCCCATGGAATAAGCGCCGCAGAAGAAGCAGAAAAGCATCAGCTGTGGTTTGAACCGGGAATCAACGACCGCATCCCGGGCTGGATGCAGGTACACGAACGCCTGAAGTTTGATGCAGACGGAAAAGCAATGATGTATTTTTTCAACACCTGTACGGCAATTATTAGAACAATGCCGTTGATGATGTATGACGAGCACAAAGTCGAGGACTTAAACACGGAGCTGGAGGACCACGCATGCGATGAAGTGAGATACTTCTGCATGATGCGGCCGATTGCACCGAGAGAGACCGTAACTAAATTGAAGCCAATGTGCGACCCGCTGAACCAGTACAAGCCAAGGTACAACAACTACAACAGCGGAATGGCAAGAATAGGAGGATAAGATGGCAAGAAAAAGACCGCCGCGGGGAGCGGCACCGGATGTACAGCAGAGGGCGACAATGGAAATCGGCATGCTGGCAAAAAACAGAGAAGCAAGGAAGCTGCAGGAGGCGATGCCGAAAAAAATCACGGAAAAAGAAATCAAAGAGGCAGCAGCAATTCTACGAGAATACAAAGCCGGCAAAGCAAATCTTGAAAACAAACTCATTGCCAATGAAGAGTTTTGGAAACTGCGTCAGTGGAAACATATTCCTGCAGGGGACGAAAAAGAAAAAGACTGGATGCCAACGACCGCATGGCTATGGTCCTGCATCGAAAGCAGATATGCCGATGTAATGGATTCTTACCCGACCTGCAACCTGCAGCCACGACAGATGGACGACAAGGAAGAGGCAAAGAGGCTTTCTGCGATTATTCCGGTTATCCTTGAGCAGAACCGGTACGAAGAGACATATTCACAGGTGGCAAGATACACACTGAAGAACGGTGGAGGCGTGCACGGCATATTCTGGGACGGCAACAAGCACAACGGCCTGGGCGACATCTCGATTAGACGAATTGATTTTATCAACCTGTTCTGGGAGCCCGGCATCACAGATATTCAGACTTCGGAGCACTTGTTCTACACAGAACTGGTAAACAACAAGACTTTAGAACAGAGATATCCGCAGTGCGTAGGACATTTAGGCGGCAAAGACGTTACGATTGCTTCCTACTTGTACGACGACAAGGTAGACACATCGAAAAAGTCAGTAGTCGTGGACTGGTATTATCACACAGAATACAACGGCAAGAAGACACTGCAGTTTGTTAAGTTTGTAAATGACGTAGTGCTCTATGCGACAGAAAACGAAGTAACTACACCAATGCAGCAGACAGTGGACTCGGAAACAGGAATTCCTTTGGAAACACCTGCAGGGGAAAGTATGGCACAGAGAGGATTGTACGACCACGGCCTATATCCATTTGTGGTTCAGGCACTTTTTCCTATTGAGGGCAGCATTTGCGGATACGGTTATACAGATATCGGCAGAGACACACAGCTTACCATTGACGAATTAAATAAAGCGCTTATGGATAATGCAAAAGCAGGCGCAACACCGCGATACTTTTCCAAGAACGACGGCAGCGTAAACGAAGCAGAATTTACCGACATGGAGAAAAAAATCGTACATGTTGAAGGAAATGTGGACGAGACTCATTTGCGGGCAATAGATAATTGTCAGTTGCCGGGAATTTACGTAGAACTGTATAATTCTAAAATCGACGAGCTGAAATACGTCACAAGCAACCAGGATTCCAACAACGGCGTGGCACCTTCCGGAGTAACAGCAGCTTCTGCCATTGCGGCGTTGCAGGAAACAGCAGGGAAGAACGCAAGAAGCAGCAATAAAACTTTCCACAGAGCATACCGGGAAGTGATATATCAGGTAATCGAACTGATTCGTCAGTTCTATGATATTCCAAGAACGTTCCGCATTACGCCGGATGTGGCCGGTCAGGAACAGTTTGTGGAATACAGTAACGCAAAAATAAAAGAGCAACCATTGATGACGGGCGGCCAGAATATGGGGTACCGTTTACCGGAGTTCGATATTGAAGTAACTACGGAAAAGGCTAATCCGTACAAAAAGATGGAAATGAACGAGCTTGCCTTGAGCTTTTACAACCAGGGATTCTTTAATCCTCAGATGGCAGACCAGGTAATGGCATGCCTGCAGATGATGGATTTTCCAAAGAAGGAAGAAATCATGCAGAGAGTGCAGAGCAATGGAACCATGTATCAGTTATTGATTCAGTACCAGCAGCTTGCATTGCAACTGGCGCAAAAGGTAGACCCGATGCTGGCGCAGCAGATTGCACAACAGATTCTCCAGCAGGGCGGCCAACCTGTACCGCAGGGAGGTCCGGTAAATATTGGCACTGAAAATGCAGAGCATCCGTATGTGGAACAGTCAAGGGAACAGGCCAGAGCAAGCACACAGGCAGATTAAGGAGTAGACATGATAGAGATTAAGTTTAAACCAAAGGAATTAGAACTGAGCATAATCGGTCATGCCGGAGCAGCGGAAAAAGGGAAAGACATTGTGTGCAGTGCAGTATCCGCACTGTTTTACGCACTGGTACAGTCGGTTATTGAGAGCAGTGAGATGCTGGAAGAAACACCGGAAATTGTAGTTGAGGACGGAAACGGGCTTGTTTCGTGCAAGCCAAAAGAAGGTTTCCTGCCGACACTGCAGAGAACGTACTGGACGATACTTAACGGTTATGAGGTATTGGCAGCAGAGTACAGCGAATACATCAATTTCACAATGGAAGTAGAGTTTGTTAAGCATACCGGTATTGAACCGGAAGAGTAATGGCAGATTACCTCGGATTTACGTCCGGGGTAATTTTTTTTGAAAAAAGTTCGCCGCTGGGTTAGAAAAGTGAAAAACAACTTTGCTATGATGAAAATACAAAGGCTCGTATCCTTAACTACAGACGAAAGGAGCATGGAAGATGCTTGATTATTTATTAAAGCTGAATTTGCAGTTATTCGCTGAAGGTGGAGATGGTGGCTCCGCCGGAGAAGGAGCAGCAGACAGCGCAACCGGAGAAATTGAAGTTCCAGCCGGTATCCCGGACCGTGCAGTGAAAAATTACAAGGCAGCAGTCAAGAAGACAGCAAAGCCCGTAGCTCAGACTACCAATGAGCAAAATGTAACAACTGACAACCAGACAAAGCGTACCTATGCTGACCTTATCAAGTCGGAGGAGTACAAGGAAGAGCATCAGGCATACATGGAAAAAACCATCGGAGACCGTTTGAAGCGCTACAAAGGAGTCGAAGAGGAGAACGGGAAGATGCGTTCCGTTCTTGAAACGGTTGCATCTAAGTACAGCCTTGACGCCACAAGCGAAACTTTCTTAGAAGACCTCGCTAAAAAGGTAGCAGAGGACAATTCCTATTACGAGAATTATGCGGTAGAGCATGAGATTACTCCGGAGGAAGCAAGAAGAGTTGTCGAACTGGAAAGACAGGTAAGGCAGAATGAACAGCAGAAGCAGGAACAGCAGAAGCAGGAGGCAATGAGACAGCACATCATCGTCTTACGTCAGAATGCAGAAAAGACAAAAGCGCAGTTCCCGGACTTCGACCTGGATAAAGAAATGCAGGACGAAAGATTCAGACGTTTATGCGCCGTTACCAATGGAGATACCACAGCGGCTTACACAGCATGCCACTGGGGCGACGTGGTAACAAAAACCACACAGAATATTTCCAGGCAAGTGCAGAGCCAAACCGCGCAGGCAGTGGCAGCCAACAAGGCACGCCCTGTAGAAAATGGCTTATCCAGCACAGCCCCTTCCGTTGCAGTTGTTACACAGGATTTTAAAAAGATGAGCTTAAGCGAGCTCAGAGCATTCGCTGACGAACAGCGAAGACAACAGCAGGGAAGATAGCAAAGAGTTATCCCCTGCAATAACAACAAGGGGGTAAATAAACATGAAATCTTTTTTAAAGTTATTTTTTAACTTTAGCTTACAGTTATTTGCATGGGCTCAGGGCGACCCGGGCACAGCAACCACAACACCAATCAACGTAACTACACAGGAATCTCTTTCTCCTACAATGAAGGCGTTCTATGACACCACATTACTGGAGAATGCCCGTGAAGAAATGGTGTATACCCAGTTCGGCAAAAAGCAGCCGATGAAGGGCAATTCCTGCGAGTGGAGAAAGTTCAATACTTTCGCAAAGGCACTCACTCCATTAACAGAAGGCGTAATTCCTACTGGTAAGACCTTTGGCATGACAAAGATTACCGCAGAAGTTACACAGCACGGCGACTACACAGCAGTGTCTGACCGCTTGGAAATGGAAGCGTACGACGATGTAATTTTCGGTGCAACAGAAGAAATGGGCGCCGCAGAAGGCGAAACCTACGATACCCTTACAAGAAACGTTCTTATTCAGGGTAACTCCGTAGCTTATGCAGGCGGTAAGACTTCCAGAGCAGCACTTACAAACGCCGACGTTCTTGACCCGGTTATGGTAGCAAGAGCTGCTACATGGCTTAAGAAGAACAAGGCTCCGTTAATTGACGGCTCCTATGTTGCTATCGTGCATCCGTCCGTAGCGTACGACCTTCGTCAGTCTGACGAATGGAAGGAAGTACACAAGTACGCAGATGTTACTCCTATCTTCAATGGAGAAATCGGCATGCTCCACAAGGTGCGTTTCGTAGAAACCAACACTGCAAAGATTTGGGCAGGTGCCGGTGCGCAGGATGAAGAAGAAAAGAACGTTGCTGTATACGCGACACTCTTCATGGGCAGAGATGCTTTCGGTATTCTCGATCCGGAAGGCGAAGGTATGGAAATGATTGTTAAGAACAAGGGCCAGATCGGCGGTCCTTTGGAACAGTTCAGCACTATTGGCTATAAGTTCTGCCATGGTGCAAAGATTCTGTACCAGGAAAGACTGCTTCGTGTAGAATCCGGTTCCTACTACGGTTCCGTAGACGAAGAAAATTAGTAAAAGATAAGAGGGAAGTGTCGCCTACTTCCCTCTGAACACATGAAAGGTGGAAAAGGGCATGGCAACAACAAAAAATGCAGAAAATGCAGCTACCAAGAAAATGGTAAAAATCAGACTTCCGAGATTAGAAGGGCAGAACGCACCAAAAGAGGAATTTTACTCTGTAAACTTCAAGAATTATATCATTAAGCGCGGAGTTGAAGTAGAGGTGCCGGAGGAAGTTGCCGAGGTAATCAAAAATCAGGAGGAAGCAAGAAACGTCGCCCTTGACTATGCAGAAGAGCACAAGTTAAGAGAGGCAGGAAAGTAAGAAACTACAAGGGAGAGCTGCAAGGCTTTCCCTTGTTTTGGTGTAGGGGGTATAGAAATGAACATACAGGAATGCATCAACAGAACAGATTCGGTAAAACCGAATCAATATTCCGTTGAAGATAAGGTGCGGTGGCTTTCTTATTTGGACGGAAGCATTAGAAAAGAAATTTTAGATAAATATGAGCAGCCACCGGAGAAAAAGGAAACCCAGGTAATCATAATTTACGGAGATACGGAAGAATCCACAGAGGAAACAACAGAAGAAAAGGAATTCTCCGGTTATTCTCCGGACAGATTAACAGACGAGCTTCTGGTACCATTCCCGTATGACGAATTATACGTAGCGTACCTGAAAGCAAAAATTGACGAGGAAAACGGCGAGACCGAAAGATACAACAATTCTGCCGCAACGTTTAACGGAATGCTGCAGAATTTCCAAAAAGCATACCACCGGGAACACATGCCGAAGCATGTACCATTCCGCATTCTTGGGAGGTAGGATATGTATTTTACAGCACATAATCAGGTAATCAGAAAAAGAGACATGACAACCGTTTTTGGAGGATATAATCACAGATTATCCTGTCAGGACGGGGAATTTTTTGACATGCAGAACATGACAACAGAATACTATCCGATACTATCGCCACGAAAAAGAAGAGGTATATGCCGGGAATTTACGAAACCGCAGATGCTTGCGGACAGAGACGGCCTTGTTTGGATAGATAATAATTATTTGTATGTAAACGGAGAAAAAAAGACTTATTGCGGCGGATATGCCGTGATTGATGAAGCGCTCAGCAAATTACCGGTTGTTCCGGTAAAGATGGGAACCAAAATGGTAATGACAAGTGACTGGGCAATAGATATGGAAACATTGGAAAACGACAGAGCAGTAACGGAAATTGCGACATCCGGAATACCATCGTACGTAATACCGGCGCCGGACGATTTAAAAATGTATGCATGGCCGCATGGGCGAACATTTGAACTCGACAGTCCGCCAGCCGGGGCCACCGAAGGAACTCATGCCATATTCCTGGAAAACGGAAGATATTATATGAGGGAATACGATGCAGAAAACGATGCTTGGAACAGGGTATCGACGAATTACGCATTTATAGAAGTAAATTGCGGGAATATAGGCGCACCATATCTGGAAGAGGGACAGACCGTAACATTGAGAATAAACAATAAGTACAACGATTTTGACCCGGTTCTGTCCGACTTCGGCGATATTGGAGATGGATACTATGAAATGACAACAAAAGTAGTAAAGCTGGTATCGGAAGGAGAGCTAAATAATAACTGGATGAACCGTTACTATGAGGGCTTTATTATTGAAATGGATATGGACGAGTGTGTTCTGTATCACAAAACAGAAGAAACGCACATGGGGCAGGACGGCCTCAAAGTAATAATGGAGCGCATTCATCCAAAGCTCCTGACAGAATGCAATAACCGCTTGTGGGGATGCTCAGAAGACGGACACGAAATATACGCCACTGCATTGGGAAGCTGGAAGCGTTGGCAGGCATTCGAAGGAATTGCGACGGATTCTTATGCTGTAACAATAGGCTCCGACGGAGCATTTACCGGCTCAGTAACCTATAACGGAAATCCTATTTTCTTCAAAGAAAACTCCATGATTAAAGTTACGGTATCCTCTACGGGCGCACATCAAATCAAAGAAATTGTATGCCCGGGTGTGCAGAAAGGCTCTGAAAACAGCATCTGCATAATAAAGGGCATCTTGTACTACAAGGGCGTGGAAGGGATTTATGCTTATGACGGCAGCCTTCCGGTGTTGATTTCTGCGGCAATGGGAGAAAAGAGATATCATGACGCTACAGCAGGAGCAGTACTGGACAGATACTACATAAGCATGAAGGACGAGCTAAAAAAGAGTCACTTATTTATTTATGACACTGAAACTGGCATATGGGCACATGAAGACGATACGCAAGCCTTGGCGTTCTGCAGGAGCGGAAGCGAGTTGTACTATGTGGATTACGAAAACAATACCTTAAAGTCCGTAAGAGGTACACTGCCTTACGAAAACGGAACTGAGGAAGGAGCGTTCGACTGGTACGCGGAAAGCGGCAATATTGGCTTTTATATGCCGGACAAAAAGAGACTGGCAAAACTTCAAATAAGATTAGCCATGGAACAGGGGACTAATATAAGCATCTTTCTTCAGTACGACTCTTCCGGAAACTGGGTGCATATCTGCAACATGAACGGAACAGGCACCAGAAGCTATGAAATACCGATTATTCCTCAGCGCTGCGACCATTTCAAATACATGATAGCCGGCCGGGGAGGATGCAAGGTATTTTCCGTAACAAAAACAATAGAAGAAGGGAGCGGTACATAATGCTGCTGGAACGAATTCGAATACTGACAGATGAAAAAGAGCAGACAAACGAAATCAGACGGTACTTGTACCGCGTAATAGAACAGATAGAGGATGAGCTGAATCGGATGGATGGAACCGGAAACGGAGCAGAAGATGCAAAAGCCTATACCGATAAAATGATATCCGAACTGGAGATACCATCCCTGGAAGGCTATGCTACGGAAACGTATGTAAAGAATGCAATCAATAACGCGGTTCCGGATTTAAGCGGCTATGCAACAAAAAGCTACGCAGAGTCGCAAGCGTCTACTGCAGAGAGCAACGCAAAGGATTATACAGATGCGGAAATAAAGAAGTTATCCATACCGTCACTGGAAGGGTACGCAACAGAGGATTTTGCAAAATCTCAGGCAGCAGAAGCAGAGAAGTCGGCAAACAGCTACACGGACAAGGCATTGGAGAATTTGGAGATACCATCCCTGGAAGGCTATGCTACGGAAACGTATGTAAAGAATGCAATCAATAACGCGGTTCCGGATTTAAGCATAATCGGAGACACGGATATATCAGAAATTGACGACGGAACACTAACGGGAGCAGTTGCATATTTAAGCAACATGCTTGGCGACGTGGCATCCGTGCTTGACGCAGTAAACAGAACGGTGGTGTAGCATGGGAACTATAGCAGAAAAATTACAGTATTTAAGTGATTCCGTAAACGACATCCAGGCGGCAATTATTGAAAAAGGAGTAGCGGTTGGCTCAGACGTACCGCTCGGTTCTTACGGAGCCAAAATCCGAAGCATCCAAACGGGAAGTGATGATACGGAGGATATAACAGCAGAGTGGTTTATTGCAAAAGCAGTTTCCGACGTCACAAGCTCGGTTGCAATAACAAATCGGACATACACCAGTCTGTAAGGAGGAAGCCATGGCAAATGTAAGAAATACATTCAATATTACACTCGGAAGCGTAACGATTGTGGAAGATAAGGCATTTCCGGGAATGACAGACGACGGCGGCATAGTGGAGGATTGCTTTGTGACAGAGGCAACAGCTGCTTTCCAAAAAGCCATCTATAGAACATTACTGGATGCCGGTTATGAGGCAACGATGAATGAGGCCGCATGTTCTGTAACCGTGCTGGGATTTACATTCTTTCCACTGATACATAGCACAAAAGTCAATGCGGAATACTACACGGCATACCCGTATTTGTATGCTTACGGACACGACAAGTACCTTTCCGGAGGAAATGTTGCAGCAAAGTGCTTGAACAACGGTTCCGGAGGAACGACCCTAAACTTCAGCATACATGTACGCGGAGATGAAAACAGCGTAGCGATAACTTTTGGCGGATATGAAGATATCGACAGGAACTACCTGCTTTTGCTGATATCCAGAGCAACAAATATGGTGGACCAGTCGAAGTGGTATTTTTACACTTGCGCATACCAAACATCAAACCATGCGCAATATTGCTATTACAGGAGCGAGAATGACGTGTACACGGTTTATCAGGAGAACAGACTGAGCACAGGCTCCTCGTACAACTACAGCACATTTTGTTACCCAAGCATGGGTTCTTTAGGGCAAAGCGAATCGAAGATTACTTGCCTGCCGGTAATTTGCAACTGCGGCTCCATTCTGGCATACCCACTACTGGTCGGACATGATGACTTTGAAGGCGGAGGGTATTACAGAATTGGAGAGCACATTTACTGGTTTGTAGCATCCTCATCCAGCGCCACCGGATATTCCATAAACGGATTAGGATTCTTTTTGAAAGTAAGTTAAGGAGGAGAAAATGAAAAGAATAAATTTACAGTTCTTTGCATTAAAACTGAATACGGACACATCCATTGTAGATTATTTAAAAAGCAACGGCCAGGACTCGTCTTATGGTAATCGCAAGAAATTGGCAAGCCAGTACGGAATAAACAATTACACGGGAACCGCGGTTCAGAATAAGCAATTATTGGAGAAGTTAAAAACGTCCAGCACCACAAGCACAACAAAAAAGACAACAGCTGAAACCGGTGCAGGCGTTAGTGCAGCACAGCAGACAACTCAAAAAGCTAGTAGCGCAGCTCAGGCGGCCGGAAATGCGGCAACACAGGCGGCGGAAACGGTGCTTCAAAATAAAGCACCGGCACAGGAGATTGTTACGACAGATAATGTAGCAGAAATTCCGGAAGTTGCACCGGTGCAACAGAATACTGGCTTTACTCCGACAGCGGCACCGACATTTACAGCGACACAGACACAGACTCCGGAATTTGTACAAAGCGCAGCACCAAAGTACAAAGGTCAGACAACACAGGCACAGCAGGCAACAGCGTTAGACCAAAGACTTCCGGCGGAAACTTTATCGGCAATCAATTCTCAGTTTCAGGTATCGCAGGCATATCAGCAGGCAATGGACTACACCAACGGATTGCTGCAACAGCTGAACGGCGGAAAGACTTCTTACACTGACAAGATATCGCAACTCTTAGAGCAGTATCAGAACAGAGAGAAGTTTTCGTATGATGCAGATAGCGACCCGCTGTTTCAACAGGCATTATCTTCTGCAATGCGCTCCGGAAAAACAGCCATGCAGGATACCATGGGACAGGCGGCAGCCCTTACCGGAGGCTACGGCTCCAGCTATGCAACAAATGCAGGACAGAACGTATATAACCAGTACCTGCAGGAGGCATACGATGCAATGCCGGAATATTATCAGCTGGCAATGGAAGCGTACAACATGGAAGGCGACAACCTGTTAAGCCAGCTGGCATTACTGGAAAATGCAGACGCCAGAGAATACGATAGACTTTATAATGCCTATAATGCAAACTACAACGCAGCGCAGAACATGTACGGTCAGGAATACGGAGCATGGCAGGATAGAGTCAACAATGCATATAATTACGCCGGAATGCTCAATTCTGATTACTGGCAGCAGATGGAATATGACGAAAGCGTAAGACAACACGAACAGAACTTCCAGTATCAGCAGTATTTAGACCAGCTGGAGCAGAACCGGTGGCAGAATGAATTCGAGTACCAGCAGTACAAAGACAAAATCAGCCAGGACAACTACGACAGAGAGTTTGCATATCAGCACTATCTGGATGCTTTGCAGCAGAACAACTGGCAGAATCAGTTTGACTACCAGCAGTATCTCGATAGCATTTCTCAGGGCAACTACGAAAAAGAATTTGAATATCAGCAGTCCCAGGACAAGCAGAATCAGCAGAACTGGCAGGATGAGTTCGATTATCAGAAACAGCAGGATTCCGTGGCTCAGGAGAATTACGAGGACGAGTTCGAATATCAGAAGGAACAGGACAAGCAGGCTCAGAGTAACTACGAAAAAGAGTTTGCATATCAGCAGTCTCAGGATAAGCAGGCGCAGTCTAATTATGAGAATGAGTTTGAATATCAGAAACAGCAGGATGCGATTTCTCAGGGCAATTGGGAAAAGGAATATAGTCAGGCAGTTAATGAATTCAACCAGAGCTTTGCGGAAGACCAGCGTCAGTTTAATGAATCCATGACAGAAGATAAGCGTCAGTTCGACGAATCCATGGCAGAGGATAAGCGCCAGTTCGATGAGAGCCTGAGCTACGATAAAGACCGGACCGCTCAGGAACAGGCAAATTATGAAAGAGAAATGGCACTGAAGGAATCTCAGGCGCAGGCAGAAGCAAACGGAGAAGAGTATGAGTACAAGACTCCTACGGAAAAAATGTTTACTGCCGGTTTACAGGCGGCCATTCAGGGCGGAGAAAATGCAGTAGTGGCATATTGCGACACCATTGGAGACTATGACGGATTTGCAATTGTTGATTACTGTCAGAAGAAGCTTACCTTTACCAAGACAAAAGATACAATTAACGGCTTATGGGGCGTAGACCATAACGACGTATTCCAGGATGGATACGGACAGACGTATACACTGAAGGAAATTGCAGAACTGATGGGATTATCCAAGGAACGTCAGAAGGAACTGACAAAGTTAGGAGAAGGCGAGACACTGGATTTATTTACAGCAAAGTAGCAGGAGGTACAAAATGGCGAGAATGTCTTTTTCGGAGAGATACAAACAGCGCAAAGAAGGGGAAGCAGTAACTGCTTCCTCTTCTGAAAGCACAACAAAAGCAAAAGGAAAGTCTTTTAGCGAAAGATATAATGCACAGAAGCTGGAACGTACACTGAATTTAGAATCTCTGGATTCTGATTTAAAAACGCTTTCTGAAACCGTAAACAGAGCGTATGGAGGATGGCAGGATGCGGACACCATGAAGAACACTAAAGATGCTATTACTGCCATGCAGAGCAGACTGAGCGGCTATAAGCAGTATGTAAACAGCACTGGTACCGGAGATTTGACAAAATTCAATCAGGACATGGACGAATTAATTTCCGGATACCAGTCTGCGCTGGATAACTGGGATGGGCTGTCCGGGGCATATTCTCAGTTTGTGACTGCCGATGCCTATAATGCGGCCAAAAGGAACCATGAATTGTCAGAGAAGTACAAGGGACTGGATTATGAGGGAGTACGAGCAGCATCGTTAAACTCTGAGGATGCGGACTGGCTTTCTGAATACGGCGTAAATGTTGGATATTCCAGCCTGAAGGACTACAACACAGAGTTAAGGGATGTTTCCAACAAGCTGGCTTCCCTGCACGGGGAAGAAAAGGAAAAACTGCAGGCTTACTACGACAACCTGCAGGCTGCGGCGAACCGATACGCACAGAATAACGCATCAGAAAAATATAATTATCTGATGGAGAACGAGGACTTTGCAGAGCGTTCCAAGTATCAGTCTACACAGAGCAAAAATACAATACTTGGCATGGAATATACAGAATACGGCGACGAAGTATATGAGTTTATCAATGACTACAACGGCACAAGAGGGGATTTGATTGCCAGGGACAAAGACGGCAACGGTCCGACAGACCTGGAAAAAACAAACTATCAGTATATGACGGATGAAGAAGTCAGCATGTTCAACTACCTGTATAGCGAAAATCAGGAGGCGGCATACGATTTCTTGGACGATATCGAAGTAACATTGTCAAAACGGGCATACGACAAAACAACCGAAACTTGGAAAAAGTGGGCCGATGATAGCGCACTGGCTTCTGCGGGAATGTCCGCTCTAACTCCAATTCTTAACATGGCCGGAGGAATAGGAAGTACCCTGGCGACCTTAGGGGAAGTTGTTACCGGAAAAGAATATAATCCATATTCCGGATTACGTATGCCATCAAACGCAGCTACGGATATCAGACAGTACGTAGGAGAAAATATTGCAGAGTCTACAGAAGGCATGGAGATAGCAGGACAGAATGTCCCATCGTTCCTTTATCAAACAGGAATGTCTATTGCAGATACGGCCCTGGGAGCGAAGATGTTCGGAAAAGGGTTTACAGCAATTATGGGAATGAACTCTGCGACACAGAAGGCGAAGGAATTAAAAGAAGCGGGCGAAGATAGTGCGACCGTTGCCAAAGGAGCAGTGGCAGCAGGTCTTGCGGAAGCGTTATTTGAAAAACTCAGCATTGACAATATTCTGAAACCAAAGAACGCCACAACATTTATGGGAGTTCTAAGAGAAACAGCAAAGCAGATGGGAATAGAGGCTTCGGAAGAAATGTTTACGGAGATTGCCAATACTGTTTCCGATACGCTGATCCGACAGAACACATCCGACCTGGCGGAGGCTTACGAAGAATATCTCAACAGAGGCTATTCTGAAAGCGAAGCTAAGGGAATGCTGGGAAGAGACATATTAAGCAATGTAGCATGGGCAGGCATCGGCGGAGCTGTGTCTGGTGGCGTAATGGGTTCTGTACAGAGCGGTCTTCAGTATGCGGCCAACAGAGAAGTGGCAAAGGCTCTCTTGAAAGAGGAACAGGCGAAAGCCAAGGGTAAAGTTCCGGAAGTTGCACCGGTGCAACCGATGACAGAGATTGAAATGATGGCAGAAGAAATGGACGAAACCATGGCAGATGATTTCGTAGCTCTGTATAAGGACGGAACAGATGCAAAGGAATATAAAGACTCTTTTGAGCTGGTATTTTCGTATGGAAAGCACGGCTTCGGCACAGAAAATGTATTGAAGAACAGAGGCGTCCTGACAGAGGAACAGGCAGTCAAAGCATACGAGGCAGGAATCAGGAGCGTTAACGTGAAGCGACAGAAGCAGATTGACGAAGTAACTGCGAAGTATTTCACAAGTACAACACCTGGCCGCTTTGATGATTCCAAGGTAGATTATAGTAAAATCAACTCCAGACAAAAAGCAGCAGTAGAATTTACAAGAATGTTATCTAAGGCGACCGGCATAAATGTTGAGTATTTCCAGTCGGAAGCAGACGAAAACGGAAGACGTACTGCAGAAAACGGACGTTTCGACCGAAGTACAAATACTATTTATTTGGATGTATACGCGGGGGTTAATGAGGATATTGCCCAGGATTCCATCATACCGACACTTTCGCACGAAACAACACACTGGATGAAGGACAAGGCGCCGGAAGCGTATACTAAACTTTCGGAAATTATTATGGATACCCTGGCGGCAGAGCATCAGGCTTCTCCGGTAGATTTGGTTTATGCTGAAATACAGAGATTTAAAGATGCTAACGGCAGAGATGTTTCCGAGGAATATGCCCAGGACGAATTAATCGCAAGAGCTTGCGAAGATATGCTTTCCGGAAACCGGAGCGTGCAAGAAATGGTATCCAAAATGGATGATACAACTGCAAAGACATTTAGCGAGCGCCTGAAGGTTGCGTTTGATAAAATCAAGCAGTGGCTGGCAGATTTACTGGGAACCTATAAATCCAACAGCGAAGAAGCAAAGATTGTACAGAAGTATGCGGACCGGGTAAACCAGCTGCAGGAGGCATGGGACGATGCTTTCGACAAGGCAGTAAAAGCAAATGCGTCCGGATGGCAGAACACCGAAGACGCAGATGTGCAATATTCATTGGCCGGAAGAGAAAAAGGCGGAATTGAAGTTTATGAAACCAGTGACGAAGTAAAGGCACTGCCATACAATGAGCGGAAAAGAAGACTTCTGAACTACATGAAAAATGAGTATGCCGGACGAACGGCAAAATTCCAAAAGAACGGTCAGACATATTATGCGCTTTATGATGAAGCAGGGATAGACAAAGGCGTACACGGAGACACCAAGTCCAGCAAAAAGGGATATAAGGCAAAAATCAATATCGGTGCGGACGGAGATTACATTGAGCTTGCAGAAAATTCCGAATATCATCACAGCGGAGCAGAGACAGGCAAGAAGAACAAGTTCCATAAGGATGCCAAACAGTGGGATTACTTTGTTAAAAAAATTAAAAGTGACGGAAGATATTACGATGTTGTTATCAATGTAAAGGATACCGGAAACGACCAGTACGTATATGATGTAACATTGAAAGAAGCGGCCTTGCTGCCAGGCTCCCAGGGGCCTTACGACGGCAGCTCAACCGCTCCTACCAATAGTATACCACATTCTGGAGAAAATGCAACGGAAAATATCCAGTATTCCGAGCGCGATTCCCAAGGAAATGGACTTACCAAAGAGCAGGTGGAATACTTTAAGGAAAGCAAGGTCCGGGATGAAGAGGGAAACTTAAAGCCAATGTATCACGGCACAGGGAGAGCAGACAGAGTTGGCTATCATTTCAGAGCAGATAGAGCAACAGCCGGCCCGATGGCTTTCTTTACTGATAGCAAGAAAATTGCTGATAATTACGCAAGAGACAAACAGGATACTTCTATTGCTCAGGACGAGATGTACGCAGATTATTACAGCCAGTTTCGAATTGAAGTAAACGGCCAGAATCTTTCTGTTTCTGAAGCATGGAATAAGTTGCCTGCCGCGAAGAGGACGGAAATCAGTAAGAGGGCACCACACATTACATGGGATGACGATATGGAGAATATCGTTTATGATGAAAATGTCGATAGAGGAACCGGTGGTTTTGATAGATACAGAATCAATGAGCACAAAGGTAATTATCTTTCTGCCTTAACTGGCGAATGGTTAGAGGACGGTGCCCTTTACGGGAATGAGGAGATGTTTTTAGAGGTGCTTTCGCTTGCAGGATTAGATAATGTCCAGTACATGGATCCGAATGCGAGATTTGAAAAAACATACCAGGTATACCTCAATGTTACAAATCCGTTTGTAACAACAGATATTTCCGAAGACATGCTGCAAGCACTCAAAGAAGCAGCCGAAGATACGGAAACAGAAACGGGAAACAGTGCTTACGCATGGGACAAGAGAAATTTTAGTCCGGAAGCGTGGATTAATAAACTGGAAGCGGACATTGCAAACGGCACCACTTTTTCGTGGACGTCTATTCCTGACTTTGTTACTGAGACACTGAAGCTGCATGGATACGATGGAATTTTCGACGAAGACGGCAAGCGCGGAGGAACCGGTCATCAGGTAGTCATTCCGTTTTACTCCAATCAGATTAAGGATATTACCAATCAGAACCCTACCGACCATTCAGACATCCGCTATTCCGAGCGTACCACCCAAAGCATTTATGATGCAGTGGGAGAAGCAAAACGACTGCGCAAGGAAAACGAGCGTCTGAAGAAGGACGTTGAACGACTCCGCCAGAAAAATAAGCTGGAGCGGACCGTAACCGGAGGAACGGTACTGAATGAAAAGCAGGTAGAGCAGGCGGCCTCCATGATTTTACGGGACGCTGACAGTACGTACGACAAGGAAGCACTTGTCGAGGAACTGAAAGAGGTATACAAATACCTGCAGAGTGACGAGGTTACCTGGGATGTCCTTATGCTAAAGTCTACAGAAGTAGCGCAGCACGTTGTAGGGGACAAGCGGACAAGAACCATACCAAATGATTACGCAAAGGAAATTCTTTATACGCTCCGAAATACAAAGGTTAAATTAAGCGACACTCAGAAGGCAGAAGCAAAATACACCTACGGAAAAGACTGGTACAAGGCGTATTTTGGCAGAGTGCTTGTTTCAAATGACGGAATACCGATTGAATCCGCATGGCAGGAATGGGCAGAAATCTATCCGGATGTTTTCGATGCAGATATCTCAGATGCAGATATGGCAATCGAAGTTTTAAATGCGTACGATACCGTAAAGGCATCTTCGGAAATCGCAGAGGTATTTGACAGGACAGAAATGGAAAGAGAAATTGCAATTGAAATCTACAACCAGTTCTGGAATATCGCACCGGTGCGGACACTGGCAGATAAGTACGAGCGGGAGATTGCGAACCTCAAGCATGAGAAGAGCAGGGAAATCTACGAAAAGCGTCTTGCGGCAGCAAAAAAATATGATGACACCATGAAAAAACTTCGTCAGGAGCACAGGGCAGAAATGCAGAGCCTCAAGGCAGAGTATACGCAGAAGAAAAACGATGCTGTGAAGCAGACAAAGGAACGGTACGAGAAAATCATCAAGGAGCTTCGGATGAAGCGGGTAGATGAGGTTCGGGACATTAAGCAGCGGAGCGCGGAGCGACTTGCGGCATATAAAGAAAACGAACAGCGTCGGAATTTAGTAAAGCGCATCACGACCAATTCCATGCGGTTAAACCAGTGGCTCACTGAAAATTCTGCAAAGAAGCATGTTCCGGAGCCGGTAAAGAAGACAGTGGCAAAGTTCCTCAGCTCCATTGATTTTTCCTCCAAACAGATGTTGCGTGGAGGCGACCCGACGAAAGCGGATATGGAGCTGGCAGAAGCGTTAGAAAAAGTACACGAAATGGCAGAGGCGGTAGAGAATGCGCATAAAGACGAAGCTACAGACATAGAGGATTATTACGGCATCTATCTTGACTTACCAAAAGGATTTACACAACAGCTTACCAGCATTTACAAAGAGGTAAACAAAATAATCCGCACTGGTGGCCCGGAAACGCATGTGTTAAATAATATGTCCTTGGAAAAACTGGATTCTCTTGATAAAACTGTAAAAATTCTGAAAAGTGCAATAAGTCAGATGAATGACTTTATTTCGGGAAGCAGAAATGGAAGCATCAGCACTTATGCCCAAAATTCTATTAGAGAGATGGATGCGCTGGGTGCAAGAGAAAAGAGCAGCAAGACTGCTATAAAAATCAGAAAGTTTTTACACTGGGACAACGCTCTTCCGTATTATGCGTTTAAGCGTTTCGGGGAAGGCGGCATGGCGGTAATAAGAAGTTTCCAAAATGGTTGGAGGACACTGGCGTTCCACACGAAATCAATTGTAGATTTTACAGAAGCAACTTATACGGCACAGGAAGCAAGGGCATGGCTGAAAGAAGTGCACGAGTTCGACTTCGAAGTGAAAGGAAAGAAAAAGACGGTAAAGATTACAACAGCACAGGCAATGTCGATATATTGTCTGGCAAAACGTAAACAAGCCGAGCGGCACTTTGAAGGAGGAGGAATTGAAATTGGCGATATTGAGATAGGACGAAACAACGTAATTATCCAGAAAGACGGTATAAATTTAAACATGGGGCAGGTACGCAGACTAACCAATGTTCTTACTGATCGGCAAAGAGAAGTAGCGGACCGCCTACAGGAATTTATGAATACCGTATGTGCGTCCTGGGGCAATGAGGTTTCCATGAAACGTTTCGGGTATCTGGCATTTACGGAAGAAAATTATTTTCCGATTCGGACCAGCGAGAACGAAAGAGATACAAAGGAATCAGACGTGCAGAATAATTCCTTGTACCGCCTCTTGAATATGTCTTTTACAAAGAGCTTAACTCCGAATGCAAACAATACCATGGTAATAGACGACATTTTTACTGTATTTGCACAGCATGCTTCAGATATGGCAAAGTATAATGCCTTGGCGCTTCCTGTACTTGATGCTTTCAAATGGTACAACTACAAAGAGATAATTGAAAATAATGAGACAGAGGGCCATGAAAGCGACACGGTAAAGAAATCCATGGAAAAGGCATACGGGGAAGCTGCAAAGAAATACTTCATACAGTTTATGCGGGACATTAACGGTTCACAGAGCGCAGGAGTAGGCGACGAGTGGGCAAAGTCATGGATGGGAAGGTATAAGGCAGCCGCAGTGGCCGGCAACCTGAGAGTGGTTGCGTTACAGCCATTATCCTACGTAAGAGCGCTTAATGTAATGGACGCGAAGTATTTGACGAATGCAATATTTAAGAAGTCTGCAGCTGAAAAAGCGATGAAGTATTCTGGTATTGCTGTTTGGAAGTCCATGGGCTTTTATGACACGAATATCTCAAGAAGCGTGCAGTCGATGATTAAGCATGACACAACCTGGAAGGATGAGGCAATCGAAAAGTCCCTGGCATTGGCAGGAATGGCAGACCGGTATACCTGGGGTAAGCTCTGGAACGCATGCGAGGCGGAAATCAAAGATATCCGTCCGGAACTGCGCTACGGAAGCGAGGCGTTTAATCAGATTGTGGCAGAGCGTTTCGAGGAAGTAATTTATGCTACACAGGTGGTAGACTCTACTTTAACGAGAACACAGCTGATGAGAAGTAAGAGCGCGACTGCACAGATGCTGACCTCATTTATGTCGGAACCGATGGTATCCTACAACATGTTAATGGATTGCTACATGGACTGGCAGGCGGATGCAAGGAAAACAGACAAAAATACTGCATGGAAGAAAAACGGAAAGAAAATTCAAAGGGCAGTTGCGACATTTACAGTGTCTGCGGCACTGACAGCAGCGGTAGAAGGAATTATCGATGCATGGAGAGACGATGATGAAGATAAAGAGTTCGGAGAGAAGATGCTGGAGAATACAATTGAGAGCTTTGTAAACAATATCAATATCTTCTCATCGATTCCATTTGTAAGAGATGCAGTAACTGTTTTTCAAGGCTACAATGTTTCCAGAATGGATGTAGAAATATTTTCTAGTCTGAAGTATGCATTAAATGGAATTGAACGGGATATCGAAAAAGGACGTTTAAGTTGGAAGACTACATACAATAGCCTGAAAGCTCTGTCTCAAGCCACAAGCATGCCATTTAGCAACGTAGCAAGAGAGATTGTTGCAATATGGAATAATACCGTCGGAGAGATTTATCCGAGTCTTAAAATCAAATAATTTTGTGGCGGGGTTAGAAATAGCCCCGCCGTTTTAGTTATAGTGGTAATAGAAAAAACAAGAAAGGAGTCAACGGATGGACAAGGTTACATACAGAATAACGTTAGACACTCACAGAAGCGGAGTGCAGAAAACGCTGTACGGATTCTTTGCCGGAGATGTGCTTGCAAGAAAAATTGCAATTTCCCTCGTGGGCGGGAGCACACCGTGCAAATATGATGAAGTTACAGCTGCAGTGATGTATGTCACAAAGCCAAACGGAACCACAAGTTACAACGCCTGCGTCGTATCGGACAATACGATTTTTTACGATGTACTGCAAGCAGACACAGACACCGCCGGCATAGTTACCATGCAGTTTAAGGTAATGTCCGGGGAAACCGTGCTTTATGCACCGGAGTTTGCACTGGAAGTACAGGCATCGAAGAACAGCGACACGCCGGCGGAAGAAACACCAACGTATACGGCCCTGGAAGAAGCGCTGCTAAAGACAGAGACAGTTGCCGCAAACGAGCAGGGCAGAGTGGATGCCGAGAAAAAGCGAGCGGAAGAATACAGCGCAATGCGCCAAGAAATGCAGGAAATCATAGCAGAGGCAGATGCGCTTCTTACTGCAGGCGGCATCAGCGAAGAAAAAGCCCAGAGGCTAATCGACGAGGCGATCGAAAGCAAAGTCGATAAAGTGGACGGGCAGGGGCTTTCTACAAATGACTATTCCGACGCAGAAAAACAGCAGGTGGAGACCAACAAAACAGATATCGAAAATCTGAAGAATGGAACTACACCGGCAGGAGATGCCGAAAAGTTCGGAGGGGAACTTCCTGAGTTCTACGCAAAGAAGACAGAGGTTGAAAACATTATAAATGGAACTACCGAAGTCGGGAAGGCAAAAAAAGCTGATAGCGCCACGAGTTCAGAAAAACTAGGAGATAAAACCGCTGATGAATGGCAGGAGATTCTGGACAACAAAGCAGAAAAGACTCAAATTGACAACATCATCAACGGTACCACCATTGTCGGCAATGCTGCAAAGCTGACATTGACCGACACGGTAACAGGTATGGCATGTGAAGTATCAATCGAAGACGGCATTATCACATTAAGGGAGGCTTAACATGGGAGATGTTATTGTAAGAGTGGCCGACAAAGAAACATTGGACGAAATTCACGATTATTTACTGGACGCGAATCCGGTATATGGATTCATTGAGCATAACGATACACTGAGCCCGACGGCCAGGGTGGAGTATATCGGAGCAAACAAAAACTACACACCGTTGGCGCTGAACACAAGCACCGGCGCAATGTCCTTAAACAGCTGGGCAGAGTTCCCGGTTATCAAAGCAAACAAACCTTACATGGTAAAGGCAGATGGTACACCGGATTACATGCTTAACGAAGAGGATTACACATTAAAGGAAGATGGTACCGCATCCGACGTGGCAAACACAGCATATGCCGGCGGCGCATTCTCCTGGCTCCGAAAAGTGTACAAGAAAGAGTACATGGCGGGCGGCGACCGTGTGGTTATGTTCTGCATGGCACCAAAGGACGGATTCGAGCCGGTGGGCTTCAAGGACCCGAACGACAACGAGCTGGAGGGCGTATGGCTTCCGATGTTCTATGGCGCACTGGTAGAAGGAAAGCTGACAAGTTTTGCAGGACTGCAGCCGGAAATCAACCAGACCACAGCAGCACAGAAGACTGCAATCGATGCGTTTTCCAGCAGAGCCGCATTCCTGGGCGGCCCGATTATGGAGACCATCATTGACCTGTTAATCATGTTTGCAAAGACAACCAACCTGCAGGCAGCATACGGTATGGGAAATAGCTCCGGATATCAGGAAGTGTCGCCATATTACGGAGTAAAAGCAAATGCAGTAGTGGGCGGCGGACAGTTCTATGGTACCGCAGATGGCAAGACCTTAAACAAGATTTTCCACAGTATCGTTTTAGGAAGCTGCCAGCAGTACCAGAGAGACCCTTACGAACTGATTGTAAATGGCAGGGTAAAGGTAAGTACAAATTATAAGTACGACCTTACCGGCGAAAGCTATCAGGACACAGGCATTACAGCTGCGGATGCTGACGGCGGCGCGTGGAAATACCCACACAAATACAGAACGGTACCGGGATACGGTTCTATTCCGGTAGCACCTTACAATGGCAGCTCTGCCACAGGAGGATGTGACGGGTTATATATCAATCCGGCGCAGTCCACAATTGTGGCCGTCTGCCTTCGGTTCTGCGATTGCGGCAATGGCGCCATTGCTGGCGTGCGCGCTCGCGTTTGGGTCTACGTTGCCGGCAATGCGAACTGGAGCATCGGGGCCTCCGTGCTTCTCCTGCCACCTGTCGGCGTAGCCGTATAGGGGGGACTTGGGGGCACTCCCCCGGAAAAAGTAAATATTGAGATAAATTAGGGCATAAGACCGGCGTCCCTTGTGGC